CTCCTTCCTTCCTTTCTCAATAGTTCCATCTCTGCGTATATAGTAATGGTAACCTACAGTTCTAAAATTATGAGGCGGATTAACATGCCACCTTGTTATTTCTTTAATATCAGCATCTCCTTTATAAGCGGCAGTATGGATAATCAAATACTCAGGAATCATTATCGCTTTCTCCCCAAATAGATTGAATTAACGTATGGAGACCTTGTTGGCTTCAGGTTAGGAAATTGATTGCTGTTGTATAGTGGATAATCCTCTGAACATAAGAAGTCATTTAACCGTGAAAGATACCATTGCATCCTGTTTCTATTCTCTTGGCGAATGTACTTTATTTCATCCAAGCTTGCAGGTCTAATGTTATCACCACTTGTTTGACCAAAGGTTAAGTTCATTACTTTGTAGGCTAACGTTACTGTAGCTTCAGCAAGCACACCATAGCAAAGTACAGGTTCAATGTATTCATCTAACAGGATTTTGTATTCAGGTGATACATTATTATCAAACACTTGCTGTTGAAGGTCTCTGTATAGTGCTGTACCAAGAATAGGTTGTAACTTTGTATCTTGTACATATTGGATAAGAGGAGTAAGTAGACTCATTTCCACATTCTCACCTATTACACTGTTAGCCTTCAGGTTACGTTCACTAATTAAGAGTGTTTTGTTGATACTCATTGCTTTTCTCCTGTATAAAGTTCCATTATTTCTTCATCTGATAATCGTTCAATAATCTTTGTAGCTATTGCAGGTTGTAATCGGTTTAACCTATGCAGTTTAGCGTCAATCTCACTCATTTCTCTTTCGTCGTAACCAGCAGACGCTCTCAATTCATCATCGGTAAGGTTATCCTTAATGTCAATAATGTTTAATCGTTCAGTAATTGGGTTTAATCCTTTTAATTCAACCGTTAAATCAGACCAATTATCATCTAAAACTTCTTCAATAATTGAACAGATTGTTTTTTGAACAGGAGAAGCATAAATACTTTTAAATAGTTCAAATCCTTCTACAAGTTCCATACGCCCACCCAGTTGACCTTCAGTTTTTACACCAAATAGTGAAGGAGTAGTCACCCTGTGACCTACTAATATCTTCTGTTGAATTTGTTCTGCAAGAACATCAAACATCTTGTCTAAGTCAGCAGGTTCAAAGGTATCTACGGTTACAGCACTATCTTTATCTTCGTTAAATGAAAGTAAGAATTTCCCTGCATTATCGGTACCAGTAAACTTACCTCTAATATCCCTCTCAATTATATCTTGCTCCTCCTCTTCTGGAATACCATTGTTGAAGTTAAATACGGTAGGAATAAAGAACCCGTTACGCACATGATTCAAATGGAAGTTATCAATTTCAATACCTGTTTCTATTGCAGGAATAGCTCCATAGTATTTAGGGTAAGGATACGTTGTTTTAGACGAACCTTTATAGTAGTACAATGATTCAGGTTGAGGGGAGTTAGGGTCGTAGGGGGCAATCTCAACAGAATTGGTGCGATATACAGTCCAATCATCACCTATTAAATAACCATCTTCTTTTTCATTCACTCTTACCTTGGAGAAATCAACGTGTTGTAGGTTGGTTACAATGGACAAATCTTTTGACCGAATCACCTTAAAACAGAATCCGCCGTATCTTTCATAGTCTGTAGTAATACTTGTTGCAAATCCATCCATATCATTATCTACAAAGAACTCAATTTGTTCGGGTGTTAGCCCGTCAATATTGAATCCTTCACCAGATATGAAGTCAACTTTGGATTGCAGAATAGCATTATGTTCGGCATTTTGAATAAGGGAGTCAAGATACTCTGGATACTTATTATCTTCCCCGTAGGAAATGTATGCTGATCCTCTCTTCTTTACTACCTTCATTTTAGGAGTATTATAGTTCATAAACTCCATATTATAAAATTTATATTTCATCATGGTTCATATTGTTTTCGTTGAGTGGTTTCCAGATAAGAAGTAGGTTGTTTGTTCTCTCCCCTTACTAATAGCTTACCCCTACCCACTATTCTTTCTTCGTGGATAATTGAATAGTCATACAACCCTTCATCAAGATTATATTGAGTTTCATCAAACTCAAAGTAATCAAAACGTATTACTCCTTGGTTTAATTTAGTTATTGGTATGGTTACTCCTTGCCTTGTGGTTCCATTATTAAGGTGTAGTTGGTATTCATTGGGGTCTGGACAACTTACATCACTTACATAGACAGCGAACTCAGCTTCAGTATCTCCTTTGTTTATTACAATCATCGTGGTATTTCACTGTTACAGGTTACAATTTCATGCATTCTCACTGTAAATATAGAAAAGTTCAAGTATGTACAATATAAAAAAAGCACATCCCCGGTTAAGAGGTGTGCTTATTGGTTAAAGTTTTAGTTTTAGGACGATAAAAGATCACTTATTATATCACTATCCACTTCAAGAGCAGGTTCTTCTTCCTGTCCAGTAAAGGTTAGTTCGTAACCGTTTAAATCTCCCATAGCAGTACCACTTGTAGAGTTACCAGAAAGGATTAAACCATTGATCGCACCAAGCAACCAATATTTACCGTTTCTATCTTCTACAATAACAGTCACATCAGCTTTAGCAACAAGAAAGATCTCATTACGTTTAGCCGCTTCCATTCTTGTTAATTGAAAGTTTAACTCTTGTTCAAAATAGAGGGTACCTGTTTCGTCATTATTTTCTATAGTTTCAGTAAAATCTCCGGTTTGTTTACGCAATTCATACTTGTGAAAGTTTTTACCATCAGCAAGAGTAATTGCAGTAACCTCACCATCACTAACTGTATAATCCTCTACAGCTGATAGTTCTGCTACCATTATGGAACGAATACCCCCTATAGAATCTCTACAGTCAAGAGTAAAACCTCTCGTAATTTCTGCATTACAACTCATTTAATTATTGATTTAAAATGTTAAGGGTAAAAATAAGGGTGAGCATTGATTACCCACCCTATGTTATCTAACTTGCGTCAGGCTCCCAGAGAACTACTTCATCGGGGAAAGCAACCTGTGTTCCATACTTAAATGCGGAAGTAAACTTCATTACACGGTCATCCTTAGAGTACCACAGTTCAAAGTCTTCTTCTTCATCTTCGAGATCCACACCAACGTAGAAGTTACTCAGTCTTCCTGCTACAATGGTATCTGTACCATTCAAACCATTGAGTCCGTAAAGACGAACGTTAGTACCGGGTAGAACCAGTTCAAAGTTTGTTGCTTCTCCATCGTAATGGAAAAGGTTAGAATCTCTGAGTGCTTTTGCATATGTACGGAATACATCAGTACCCATCATAATTGCTACGTCACTTTCTGTAACAATCTCAGCAGGAATTGCCAAGTAAACAGCGTCAACAACGTCTTCAACGTTTGCGGCAGTGATCTCCTCAATATCAGATGGGTTACCATCAATGTAATTTCCTGCATCAGCCAAATGTGCAAGTATTCCATCAAACTTATTTAGGTTAGGGTTACCACTTTGGGTATCACCTTGCCAAATAGCTATTTCAAGATTACGTGCAATTTGATCTGCAATATCAGCAGTAAAGATTTCTTCAAACGGTAGTTCATCTTGATTAGAACCCGCTTTCACTCTTGTTTGAGTGTACTTTGCTTCAAGATCTTTTGGACAGAAGTCCATATGCACTGCTATTTTACCTACTTCAATCTTACGTTGGGTAAAGGTAGAAGTACCGGAGGGGCTTCTGGAACAAGAATCATCTTGAAAAGTAATATTGTTTTCTATGATGTTGAGTGCGGCACTTGATTTAACACCAGTTTGCACTTCAAATAGGGATGCCGTCTTAGCACCAAACACACTTCTTCGCAACAGTGGGAAGTTGTTTTGTTCTACATAGTCCGGCAAAGAATTTACTACATAACTCATAATTATTATTGTTTTTGTTTAGTTAAAGGTTTAAGAATTCAAGATTTCGCTTGCTCTTGACTTATTTTTAGTTTTATTAAATTTATTATCTACTGTTTTAGTTTCAGTAACCACTGCTGGTTGTTTAGACAATTTTTCAATTGTTTCAACACTTTCTTCCAATACGCTGGATAGCTCTTCTACTGTTGCAGTAAGGGAATTGATTCGTTCATTCAAAGCATTAAACTTCTCTTCGTAATCTACTTGCTCAACGACTTCTTCTTTCAATTCTTCTTCTACAGCTTCTTCTTCTGCTTCACCAATTGCTGTAACTTTACCGTCTTCAGTAGTAAATACCAATCCTTCTTCGGTTTCATGCGTACCATCTGGAGCAGGTGAACCACCTTCCTCTGATACAAACCATACATCAGAACCTACTTCTAATTCTCCTTCCCATTCTGCAAGAGTACCATCAACAAGAGTAGCACGCTGTAGCTTAACGGTTTCAGAGAGCTTGGTCTTAATGCTTGTAAGAAGAGACTTTATTTCATTAAGTTTACTCATATTTATATTTTTATTAATATTTGTTGTTAACTTCATACTGTAAATATAGTATTATTGTTAGAAGGGCAGAATTTGTTTTATAGGAACGGATACACCTATTGTATGACCTTTTAATTGAGGTGTATAAAGGTAAGTAAATGTAACGTTCCCTGTATTATAAGATGCCCCATAAGATAAGTGTTTTAAATGTGTTAATTGTATTGTTGCAGATAATTTACCTGTTGAATATGGTTGAATAGTACGTGTAGTAACCAACCTTTGATTGATTGTAAGTTTATCTTCCCTTACCAACCTACTACGCATATAATATTCAAATTCCTGAGATTCTAATCTTCCATTAACTATTGAACTCCATTTAGCTGTAATCATTTCATCAGAATAATGTGACGTGTAATGATTCAATGAATCAATAGTAACAGGAACAGGTACTTCAATATAAACAGTAACCGTATCTCGCTCTATTTGAGGAATCTCCTCTACGTAATGTTCAGTAACACGGGTAGTATCTGTAACAGTGGTGTGTGTTTCTTCAATAACGATAGGTTTGTGTGAATGGAGTACAATTAAGCACCCCATTAACCCTACTATTATACCCGATAAGAATCGTATCATAACGAATCAAGCAACTCTTCAATGTCTTCAATAATCTCAATAAGATCAGAATATTTATCATTGATTGCTTCATCAGGATTCACATAGTTAAACAGTCCTTCAACTGAGAAACCAGTGAAATCACCTTCCTTTATTTTGTTCCACGTGTCAACGTCTTCCACTTTCATTGTACCAAACCAACTACCATCAGGAACTTCTTCATATCCCTTAGGTGGGTTAATACCTCGCTCCTTATCAATCATAAAAGACTCATAAAAATACACATCATTTATCTTTTGATCTTCTACGTGGTTAAAGTTGGAATTGTAATGGTTACCTTTAGCAAAGAACTTCTGCATAAGGGTTCTAATGGTTTCCTTATCAAACATAACGTAGTGTTCCCCTATCTCCTTATTGTAACGGTAAATAGGTGTATCGGCAACAAGAATTACTCCACTAAGGATTTGTTTATCTTCACTGACTACATTAAAGTTCTCTTTCCTTTTATTGAATTTCTGATAGCCGAATCCTACAGCAGGGTTATCTACTATGCTTACAGTGTAAACGCCGGAATCTTCATCTTCAGGATTAAAGGATAAGTTAAATATTGGTAAATTTAATTTTTTCATGTTATTAAAATGTTGAATTGTTTTCTATTACTTGTACTCTGTTTTGGGTTTCGGTAATGTCAGTTTCAGTAACATAAACTTTGCTACGTCTACCAACAAGTTCCCTGTCCCCTTCACTAAATATAGTTTCTACTGACTGGATACCACCTGCTTCAACTTGACTAAAGGTTGGTGCGGCAGTACTCACTACTGGAGCGGCTGTAGTACCACCAGTAAAACTGGGGACTTCGGTATTAGCTATCTTCCTAACATTTGCTAAACCAGAAGTTATTACACTTGCGGCACTCGCAATACCTAATATACCTCCTTGTGCTAATGCTTTGTTTGCCCCTACAAATGTATCAATGGTTGCAGAAGCTACACCAGCTATCTTACCGAATGCAGTATGTTCACCAATGAGTGCACCAGTGCTTAATAAT